CAACTGGCCGGAACTGGACTTTGCCCAGGACGGCACCCTGTAATGTGCCCGGATGAACTTGACCAGATCCAGGAGCACATCGAGCGTTTCCAGAACGATGCCCTGGTCGAGCACCAGCGCCACCGCGAGCCGGATGATAATTCCGGCAGCGACTGCATCGACTGTGATCAAGAAATACCTGTTGGACGTCGGCAAGCCAAGCCCGGCTGCCGCCGCTGCATAACATGCCAGGAAACATTTGAAATGGAGGCCGCATGCTGACAACAAACTACCCCGTCTGGAAATTCTTCCTCGATCTGGCCCAGATGCTCGGCACTGTCGGCATCGCTATCTATGTTTGGTGGACCAACCGTGAAAAGGTCACCTCGCAGCGCTTCGCCGCCCTGGAAAAAGAGGTTGCCGAGCGGCTGAAGAAAGCCGACCTAGATGATGCCAAGTCCAACCGGGACCGGCAATGCGCCGATCACAAGAACGAAACCAGGTCGCTCACTACCGCATACAACAATCTGCATATAGAAGTCACACGTCTGCCGGATCGTCGTGAGATCACCAACCTGGACACCACTATGAAAGCCCTTGCCGAAAAGCTTGGTAACCTTGATGGCCGCATATCCGGCATCAACCGCGCAGTCGATATAATCAACGAGTTTCTTATCGACCAGGGAAGGAAAAACCCATGAGCTTCTCCGACGTCATCACCGCCGATATCCGCCTGGTAATCCTGCGCTTCCTCATGGAAAGCGACGGAGACTACCGCCTCAACTCCTCTATCCTCCACAAGCTACTGGACATGAAAGCAGGCTACACCACTCCCCGAGACAAGATGGTCACGGAACTGAACTGGCTCAAAGAGCAGGGCTACATTACCCTGGAAGAGTCCGGCAACATCTACATTGCCACTCTCACCCAGCGTGGTCTGGACGTCGCGTCAGGATCGGCCCGTGTCCCCGGCGTCGCCCGCCCCAGCCCAAGGAACTGACGCCATGCCCAAGCCGTCAACCATAGAAATACTGCCCCCTGAAATAAAGGCCCAGCTGCAGGCATGGCTTCAGGATCCGCGCATCACCCAGCTGGAGGCAACCGAGCGGGCCAATAGTCTGCTGGAACTGGCAGGCGACCCGCAGCGTGTCACCAAGTCCGCCGTCAACCGCTATGCCGTGCGCATGGAGGAAGTCGGAGCCAAGCTGCGCCAGAGCCGCGAAACAGCCGCGATGTACATTGCCCAGGTCGGCGCAGCGCCCCAGGGTCAGACCGGTCTGCTGATCAATGAAATGCTCCGTTCAATGGCCTTTGAACTGTCATTAAAGATGCAGGAAGCCGACGCCGAAGATCCGGAGTCGATGTCCGCTACTATCAGCCAGCTGAAGAACCTCGCCCTCACCATGCAGCGGCTCGAACAGTCCGCCACGATCAACGTCAAGCGGGAGAATGAAATCAAAAAGGCCGCCAGGGAGCAGGCGCTCCAGGACGCCGCCAAAACAGCCGTCAGCGAAGTCAAAAAGAACGGTCTCTCCGACGAAGCCGCCGACCAGATCCGCCGCAAGATACTGGGGATCACCGGATAATGGAAGACAAGGCCCGGATCATACCGCCCTTCGCGCAGGTAGAAAACCCGAAGCCGGTGCCGTTTGTACTGCTCCCCTATCAGCAGCGCTGGGTGGCCGACACCTCGCCGGTAAAGATCTGCGAAAAGTCCAGACGTGTCGGCATCTCCTGGGCAGAGGCCGCCGACGATACGCTGTACGCCGCATCGATATCGGGTGATGACGTCTGGTACATCGGCTACAACCTGGACATGGCCCGCGAGTTTATCAACGACTGCGGCGACTGGGCGCGGGAATACAACAAGATCGCCTCCGAAGTCGAAGAGGTCGTCCTGGTAGATGAAGACAAGGAGATCCTGGCACTCCGGATCAACTTCCCCTCCGGCCATCGCATCACCGCCCTGTCGTCCCGGCCGAACAACCTGCGCGGTAAGCAGGGGCGCGTCGTCATCGACGAGGCAGCATTCCATGACGACCTGGACGGGCTGATCAAGGCGGCCATGGCGCTGCTCATGTGGGGCGGCGAAGTGCGCATCATCTCCACCCACGACGGCGATGCCAACCCGTTCAACGAGCTGCTCGACGATATCCGCGCCGGCAAGGTGCCCTACAGCATTCACCGCATCACCCTGGACGACGCGCTGGCCGAAGGTCTTTACCGACGCATCTGCCTGAAACTGGGCCGCCCATGGTCGCAGGAGGCCGAGGACAAATGGCGCTCCGACCTGGTGGCTTTTTATAAGGAGCATGCCGACGAGGAACTCTTCTGCATCCCGTCCCAGGGCAAGGGTACCTACCTGCCGCGCATCATCATCGAGCGCTGCATGCGCGACGATATCCCGGTCCTGCGCTGGCAGCAGACCAACGAGTTCACCACCCAGCCCGACCATATCCGCCAGGCCGAGGCCCGCGACTGGTGCGACGATAACCTCAAGCCGCTCCTGGAAAAGCTCGACACGAAGCGCTGCCACTACTTCGGCGAAGACTTTGCCCGTTCTGGGGACTTGTCCATCTTTTTCCCCCTGGCCGAGCTGCAGAACCTCCGCTACCGCTGCCCCTTCGTGGTCGAACTTAAAAATATCCCCTTCAAGGAGCAGCAGTTCATCTGTTTTTATATCATCGACCGGCTGCCGCGCTTTTCCCATGGCTGTTTCGATGCCCGAGGCAACGGCCAATTCCTGGCCGAGGTTGCCATGCAACGCTACGGGGAAACGCGCATCTCCCAGGTCATGCTCTCCGACGCCTGGTACCGCGAACAGATGCCGCGCTTCAAGAGCTTCTTTGAGGATGGCATGTGGGACGTCCCCAAGGATGCCGACCATTTGACAGACTACCGCGCCGTCAAGATGATCAACGGCGTGGCCAAGCTACCCAGCGACAAATCCACTGGAGCAGACGGTAACAAACGTCACGGCGATGCCGCCATCGGCGCGGCCATGGCTTGCGCTGCCACCCGCTTCGACGGTGCGGTCGACATGGCCTACCACAGCGTCACCAAAAAAGACCAGGCCGACATGCCGGACCAGATCCGCACCAACCACGGCATCGGCCGACAACAAGGAGCCTGGTAATGGCTATCACACTATACGACGCATACGGACGCCCGGTACAAAAGAATGTTCTCTCCCAGGAGATCGCCCGGCCATCCATGACCGGAGTCCGTTCCATCTGGAACCACGGCTACGTCACCGGCGGCCTTACCCCGCAGCGATTAGCAAGCCTGCTGCAAAAAGCCGCCGAGGGTGATGCCGACGCCTATCTCTCCCTGGCCGAAGAAATGGAAGAGAAGGATCCCCACTACGCCAGCGTACTTGGCACCCGTAAACGCGCCGTGGCCCGGCTGCCGATCGTGGTCGAGGCCGCCAGCGATTCTCCCCTGGACATCAAGCTGGCCGACGAAGTCCGCGCCCTGTTAAAACGGCGCGGCGTCAAGGGCATGCTGGAGGAGCAGCTCGATGCCCTGGGCAAAGGCTACAGCGTCAACGAGATCATGTGGGACAAATCCACCTCCCCGTGGCAGCCCGCCCGCTATGAATGGCGCGACCCGCGCTTCTTCCAGTTTGACCACGAGACCCTGCGCGAGCTGCGCCTGAAAGATGAAGCCGACCTGATGAACGGCCTGCCGCTGCCGGCCTATAAGTTCATGATCCACACGCCCCGCCTCAAGTGCGGCATCCCGCTGCGCGGAGGGCTGGCGCGCCTGGCCGCCTGGACCTACATTTTTAAAAACTACACGGTCAAGGATTGGCTGGCGTTCTGTGAAGTATTCGGCATGCCGCTGCGCCTCGGCAAATATCGCCCCGGTGAAACTGAAGACAACATCAACATCCTCAAGAGCGCCGTGGCCAACCTGGGCAGTGATGCCGCCGCCGTGATCCCGGAAGGGATGATGATCGAGTTTATCGAGAACTCCAAGGGTACCGGCGGTGAAGGACTGTTCGAACGCCTGGCCAACTGGCTCGACAAGCAGATGAGCAAGGCGATCCTCGGCCAGACCATGACCGCCGACGATGGTTCCAGCCAGGCACAGGCCAAGGTGCATGACGAAGTGCGCGAGGACATCCGCGACGCCGACGCCGAACAGCTGGCCGAGACGCTGGAGCGTGACCTGGTCATTCCGTACATCTGTCTGAACCATGGCCCGCAAAAAGCCTACCCGGCAGTTTATCTGCGCGAGCCCGGCCAGACCGACATCACGATCATGTCTGAAGCGCTGGCCAAGCTGGTCCCCCTGGGGCTGAAGGTGGAAGCATCCGAAGTACGCGACCGGCTGGGGTTCAGCGACCCGGCCAAGGATGCGGAATGCCTTGGGCAACCGACCACCCCCCAGCCCCCTCCTAAATTAGGAGGGGGTGCCGAAGGCGGGGGTGGTAAGACCGCTACCAACCATGAAACCACCTGCCCGCATTGCACCGCTCTTAACGCCGAAGGTGAAGTGCTTCCGGATCAGGTTGACCTGGTGGCACAAAAGGCGCTTGAGGTTGAGGACGGAAGCTACTTGATACAAGAAATCCGCCAGATGATAGCGGACGCTGGATCTCTTGAACTCGCTGCCAGTGCCTACCTCCGAGACACATCTGGCCAACTGAACATCTGGCCCTTCGCTTCTGCCCTGGCCAGTGCCCAGCTCTTAGCCAACCTGACCGGCCGCGACGAGATCATGACCGACCTGGCACTCAATGCTGAGGCGCAACCGATCAGCCTCCCCTTTGAAGAGGCTATTCAATTCTTCCGCCAGAAGCTGGGGATGAAATCGGAAACCTGGTCCGCAATCTACGCCAGTGAACATGACCACGCCTTCACAGTCGCTGGTGTCATGCGTGACGATATGCTGTCCGACTTCCGCCTGGCCATCGACACAGCCATCGCCGAGGGGACGACTTACCAAACCTTCCTGGGCGACTTCGATACCATCGTCGCCCGGTACGGCTGGAGCTACAACGGCTCTCGCGGCTGGCGCAGTCGCACGATCTACGAAACCAACATCCGCGCCTCCTACCAGGCCGGCCGCTACGCCCAGATGACTGACCCGGACGTATTGAAGTACCGCCCCAACTGGATGTACCAGCACGGCGACAGCATCCGCCCCCGGCAGATGCACCTCGGCTGGCACGGCACCGTTCTGCCGGCGGACGATCCCTGGTGGGAATCTCACTACACCCCCAATGGCTGGGGCTGCAAATGCCGCGTTACAGCCCTCTCCAACCGCGATCTGGCCCGTCTGGATAAGAAGGTCGGCACCGCCCCGAATGACGGCACCTTCGAATGGGTCAACCCCGCCACCGGCGAAGTGCGTGACATCCCCAGGGGAATAGATCCCGGCTGGGACTATAACCCCGGCAAACAGTGGCTGAACCCGAAAACTGGCAAGCTGGAGGATAAAGGCTGAAACCGCCTCACACGGAGGCACGAAGGCACAAAGAGAGTCAAAGGCAAAAAAAGCAGGGTTTAAACCAGGCTTAAAGATTCACCCCTGATTTCAGATTTTAAAGGTTTCCTCCGTGCCTTTGTGCCTTCATGAGAGACCGCCTTGAAAGGTTTTTAAATGTCCGGAGCATTCACCCCATACGTCACTATTGACGACCGCGACCTGATGCGTAAGCTCGGCCAGCTGGAAAAGAAAGCCTCCGGCCTTGCCCCGGTGTTGAAGAACATCGGCGAATACAAAGTCGAAGCCACCCAGGGACTCTTTGACAAGCAACAGGATCCCCAGGGTGTCAAATGGGCGGCCCTCTCCGATCGCTACAAGAAGAAAAAGAAGGGGCCGAAGATCCTGACCGAGTCCAGCCGCCTGCGCGACTCGATTATCTACGCCGTCCGTAATGGCGGCCTGCGCATCGGCACCAACGTCGTCCATGCCGCCACGCACCAGTTTGGCCGCGACACGATGCCGGCGCACCAGCGCAAGGTTACCAAGGCATTCGGCCGCCCGCTCAAGTTCCCGGTCTGGGCGCAGGTCCGGGCCTATAACCCACGCATACCTGCCCGGCCATACCTCGGCTGGAACGCCGCCGACAAGGTCGAGATCAGAGGGATAGTCGCC